CCTCACGGACGGAGACCTGCGTTGCACTTTCGTGAAATAATTGATTGAATAGCATCCGCTAGGGATGAAACGTGCTCCCTGCCGGGCTTGAACCGGCGACCTTCCGCTTATGAGGCGGCTTCTCTTACCTACTGAGATAAGGGAGCGTTTGCCCGTCTTTCCGGGCCGCCAACATTATGAACCGCCATGTCATCACCGTCACATTCCACATGATTTCGTGGAACCTCCACCTCGATAAATACTCTTTGGACTCATTTCGGATTTACCATACCATTTTTATCTACTACTCTATCGGCTTTCCCATCTTCGGACAGGCCCGACATCCGTCCTCGATTCGGATAGAGTGGTGCGTTCATTGATACAAGATTGTGGATGGGAGGGGATTCCAACCCCTATGCGTCTATTACGCTGGCTCAATGTCTACCCATCCGTTTGCCGGGGAATCCCACCCCGGCGAGTTCTTAATTATTTAAAAATTCTTTTTGCCTGCCTCACGGCGGTATATTAAGGTCTTGGTTGAGAAGTGTATAATAATTAGCAATGTGATTTAAGCGTGGTAGCCGGGGGAACTCGCACCCCCTGTAACCCTGAATAATAATATAACTATATAACCGGATTCTCACCGGACGCAAGCCTTGATCGTGCGGCTAAACATACAATATTAAAACTGATCATGGTTCGCTACCTGCCCTAGCCATTTCCTAGGG